TTCCTGGCGACAAAGGCAGGTGACTGATGGGCGCATTCAGCCTGCGACGGGAGCACACCCCCGCACCACGGCCGCAGGCGGTGGTGGCCGCAGCCATGCCCCTGGCGGGCAAGGAAGGGCGCCAGGCCTGGAACGCGTCCAGTGGCGACACCGGATGGCAGGACCGGGCCTGGTATTTCTACGACGCCATCGGCGAGCTGAAGTTCGCGTTCAACTGGCTCGCGAATGCCCTGTCACGGGCCGTGCTCTATGCGGCCGAGACGGACCCGGAGACGGGCCAGATCACGGGGCCGACGGAGGACGCGCGGGCACAGGCTGCCGCACAGGCGGTGCTGGGCGGGCCCGAGAACCTGCCCCGGATCCTGACCCTGGTGGCCGTCCAGTGGCAGGTGGGAGGGGAGACGTACATCTTGATCTCTCCCCGGGGTGCCGGTCTCAAGGACCGGTGGGAGGCACTCAGCCGGCGGTCCCTGCGCGAGCGGGGCGGGTCGTGGCAGTACAAGGACCCGATGACGGGTGTCTGGACCCCGCTCAGGTCACAGGACCGGCTCATCCGCGTGTGGCGCGCGCACCCGGACGAGCAGACGCACGCCGACTCCGCGATGCGTGCGGCGGTACCCATCTGCGCGGAGATCGAAAAGGCCAGCCAGTCGATCGCCAGCCGGCTCGACTCCCGGCTGGCGGGCAACGGCATGTTCTTCATCCCCCAGGAAGTCGACTTCCCGGTGGCCGAAGGAGAACAGGCGGATGCGGCCAGCCTGATGAAGCTGCTGTACGACGCCAGCGTGGCGAGCCTGTCCGACCCCGGTACGGCGGCCGCCCACGTACCGATCATGGTGCAGGTGCCGGGCGAGTACATCGCCGCTCTCGCCGAGGGCCACGTGGACCTGTCCACCACGCTGGACAGTGAGGTACCGAAGCTTCGGGAGGAAAACTTCGTACGGCTCGGCCGGTCTCTCGACATGTCGGCAGAGATCGCCATGTCACGGATGGCGGAAGCCAACCACTGGTCGGCGTGGCAGGTGGAGGAAACCACCTACAAGATCCATCTCGAGCCCTTCCTCCTGCGGTTCGGCATGGCGCTCACCACGGAGTACTTCCGGGGCGCGCTGCGCTCGATGGGCGAGGAGAACCCGGACAGGTTCGTCCTGAACTGGGACGTGACCGAAGTCGTCTCCCGCCCCGACGACAAGGAAGACCTGAAGTACCTGTACGAGAACCTGCTGGTCAGCGACGACTACATGCGCTCGGAGTTCGGCGTGCCGGACGACGCCATCCCCGACGACCAGGAGATCTTCCTGCGCAGGCTGGCGGCCGCCGTGAGCGTCGCCCCGACCCTGGCCGCGCAGGAGGAGATCGCCCTCAAGCTCTTCGGCCTGGTCATCGCTCCGGAGGCCGCAGGCGTGGCGGCCGGAGCGGCCGTGGACCCCTCGAACGCTCTCGAGCCCGGGAGCAGCGATCCGGAGCCCGGCGGCCGGGGGCTCCCGGCGCGGCCCGGCACCGCGCCGGAGTCCGATGACGCGGGCCTGACGGCTGCGGCGGAGCTGGTCGTGTTCGACGCTCTCTCGCGCGCGGGTGGCCGGCTGCTCACGCCGGCGTACCGGGGCCAGTTCAAGGACACGCCACGCCACGAGCTCCACACCGTGATCCCGGTGGGGGACGATCCGGGACGGCTGCTGGAGGGGTCGTTCGTCTTCACGGACCGCGTGGCAGGAGCCTTCAACCGGGACCCGGACCTGTTCCGGGCGCAGATCAAGGGGTACGTCACCGGGCGCCTGCGTATGCGAGCGCCCCACGACCGTGAGGTTCTGCGCGGGTACCTGGAGATGAAGTGACCACGCCCCCGGAGGACATGGAGCCGGCCCGGCTGCGCGCCAGCGCCTTCATCCGGCGGGGTGAGGCCGCGATGCGGCGGGCGTGGTTCGGGTCCCTGACCCGCTGGATGGACCGTACGCGCGGCCAGGTGCTGCCTCCGGACTCCGCGGCGCAGCCGCAGAACGTGGACCAGAACCGCGCGTACTGGGGCGAGCTCATGCGCTCCGAGGTAGTACCGGTCGCCGGTGACCTGTTCTCGCGCGTGCGCGCCCGCGTGACGGGCGACAGTGACGACCGGTCGGTGACGGACCCGGAGGCGGCCAGGTACCTGAACGAGGTCGGCAACCGGCTCGTGCGGCTGCCGGACGAGACGTACGCGCTGATCGTCCGGGAGATAGAGACGGGCGTGGCGCTCGGGGAGTCGGTCCCCGCCATCCGGGACCGGGTGCAGGTGGTGCTGACGTCCACCGGGTCGGAGTACTGGCCGAACCGGGCCACGGTGGTCGCGCGCACCGAAACCATGGCGGCCGTCAACGCCGGAGCGTTCGCCGGCGCCGTGCGCGATGCGGCCACGCGCCAGGATCCGGCGCCGTTCAAGGTGTGGCTGGCCACGGACGACAAGCGCACCCGGCCCACGCACCGGGAGGCCGACGCACAGCGCACGCTGCTCACGTCACCGTTCATGGTGGGCGGTTCCTCGCTCATGTACCCGGGAGACCCCAGGGGCCCTGCGCAGGAAGTGATCCAGTGTCGCTGTACGTTCCTGCCCGTCACTCTGGGTGACCCCATCGACTGGACTGACAGGCAGGACCCATGACAGACGACGTATACCGGGAGCGGGCCCGTCTGGTCGCCCATCTGGCGGCGCAGTACCCGTCCCACATCGGCTTCACGGACCCGTCCGAACCCGAATGGGCCGTGGTGGTCATCGAGACGACCGAGGGACAGATGTCCTGGCACGTGGCCCCGGATGATCAGGGTCTGTTCAATCTGGTACGGAGAACAAAGCCGACTGACCGACCGTGGGACGGGCACACAACCGAACAGAAGTACGAGCGCCTGGCCCGGCTCACGCGACGCTCGCACCATGTTTCACGTGAAACATCTACCTGAGAGGACGCCCCGATGGGACGACCATTCACGACCGTGCTGGGGCGGTTGGGCATCCCGACCGGTGACGGCCGGATCATCTCCCCCGGCGGTCTGACTTCCCGGGATCTGCCGCTCCCTCTGTCGTGGCAGAGGCAGAGCAGCGCTGGGCACGACGGCGCCGTGGTCGTCGGCCGCATCGAAACCATGGAGTTCCACCAGGACATGGTCACGGCGACCGGTCACATGCTGGACGTCATGGAAGCGTGGGAGGCGGAACAGCTCGTAGACGCAGGCGTGATCGGACCCTCCATGGATCTGGACGACCTGACCTACGTGGTGGACGACTCGGAACGGGTCGTCATCACCAGCGCCCGGATCGCGGGGGCCACGCTGGTCGCCATCCCCTCGTTCGCGGACGTGTCCATCAGCCTGGCGCCCGTGCCGGCGCCCGATGTTTCACGTGAAACATCGCCGGTGGACATGGAGTGGGCAGGTGCCTACGCGCTGCGCGCGAGCGGCGATGTTTCACGTGAAACATCGCTCCCTCCGCTGGAGTACTTCACCCGCCCCACGGACGTGGTCCCGGTGACCGTCGACGGGGACCGCGTGTACGGGTACATGGCGACCTGGGGCACGTGCCACATCGGCCTGCCCGGCTGCACCACGGCGCCGTCCTCCCCGTCCGGATACGCGCACTTCCTGAGGCAGGAGCAGCCGACCGCCACCGGCGAGTCGGTACCGGTCGGCGTGCTCACGGTGGGAGGCGGACACGCCGATCCGTCACTGGGCGTCGTTCCGGCGATGGCCCACTACGACGACGTGGGGTCGGCTGTCGCCCGGGTCATGGCGGGAGAGGACGAGTTTGGTATCTGGGTGTCCGGATGGATCCCCCCGTACGCCGACCGGTCCAAGGTCCAGCAGCTGGCCGACCTGGACGTGTCCGGGGACTGGCGCCGCACGGGCGGGGCGCTCGAACTGGTCGCCGTGTGCGCGGTGAACACCCCCGGGTTCCCGGTCCTGCGCAGGGTCCACTTCTCCCTGCAGCGCGGCCAGGCGACGCTGATCGGGCAGTTCAAGGTGGATCCACCTACCCTGGGGGAGGGCGATGTTTCACGTGAAACATCGCCGGACGACGCGCGCGCCCGGTGGGCGTGGGCCAACCGAAAGGTCTAGACCATGGGCTGCAACTGTGGCAACAAGGCCGGCAAGGTGAACTACGTGGCCAAGACCCGGGCCGGTACATCGCAGACGTTCGCCACGAACGCGGAGGCCCGCATCTGGCTCGCGAAGAACGGCGGGGGTTCGGTCAAGGCGGAACCCAGGGCGTAGCATGGGCAGTGCCCAAGTGCAGGGCATCCACGTCTCAGCCCCCGCTCTCTACGCGCGAGCGGGGGCTGAGACGTGTTCCGGGGTCAGCTAGTGGTCTGACAGCACTCGTTGTCCCCCCACACGTACATGCCAGGGACCGTCTGATAGGCGCGAGGAGCCGTCTTGCGGTTCCTGTGCCGCCCCAGGTGACCGGCATTCCTCACACACGTGGCGCCTCTGGCTTCCTGATCGAGGAGAGCAGAGTCACTGATAACGCGCCCGCATTCGTCCATGGTGTCCTCCGTCTGTGTTCCGGGGTCAGAGGTGGGCGTTCGCTTCGTCGGCCCGGTCTGCGGCTTCGATCAGTTCCGCAGCGCGCTGGCGGGCCACATCGGACGTCATGGGGGACCAGACCCGCCGGCCGTTGTCCTTCGGCCGGTCGTCGTCCTGCACTTCGGTCACCACGGCCACCACGTAGCGGAAACCGGTGAGAGTGCCGTCGTCACTGTACGTGTGCTCGGCGTCCATCACGGAACCCCTCAGGATCCCCTTCCACGACTGCTTCACAGACATTCTTGCTCCTTCGTTCACAGCCTTTATATGGACAGCATATGGACACCTGAGCTGGGAGTCAAGCCTGGTGCTACCCTGACGGTGTACGGACGCTGAGCTGTGAGCCGGTCCGGATGTGCAGACAACCATCCGCAACCGAGCCTCATGGAGGAACCGGTGAAGATCACCCGCCCCGGCATGCGTGCCGTGGACCGTGCGATCCTGACTCGCATCGCGCAGTTCAGCGACACCACCCCACCCCCGTTCGACCCCACCGCGCTGGACGACGCCGCTCTCCTGGCCGAGTACTCCCGCGTGCGCACCCGCGGGGGCGAGCTGTCCGCTCTCGACACCCTGGACGCGGACCAGACCAGCGAACTGTCCGAGCTGGCGTCCCGCGTGGACCTGATCACGGCAGAGCAGACTTCCCGGGCCGAGGCTGCGGCGGCGCGCCAGGCCACCCGGGACAAGTTCTCCGCGCTGCCGGCCCCTGTCGAGCCCACCC